CACTGCACCAACAGATCTCACTGGTTTGAGTCTGACACCGATCTATGGGTCTACAGCTCAGTTTCAATCTAAAGTTAACAGTTTTATAACTGATGACTTTTACTATGAACTTGTGCCTTTATCTTTAAATAGTTTAGTCGCTAATTTTAATGTAGGTTATCAAACTAATGAAACTAATGCTAGAGAACTGGCTAACTTTTTTGAAAGTAAGTCTGGCTTTTTACCGATGGAGTTTAATGTTGACAATTCTGGAATATATAAAAATGTAACTGGATTTTGTAATTCTTATCAAATAACCGTTGAGAACAATCAAAACTTTAATGTATCAGCAGCGGTAACAATTGACACAGCCCCAAATCTATTAAATTGGTCAGGTAATAATTACACAAACATAGATTTTCAAAACTGGGTTCCATCAAGATCATATAAAAAATATGATGTTGTTTTTTCTGGTATTAATGCAAACAATTTAAACAATTTCTTTTATTGCACTGGAGATCACACTTCATCCTCTGCTAATAGCCCAACTGGAGAATTGACTAATTGGACTCAAGAGTTTTTCTTTGAGCCTGATGAAAAACAGAGCTTCGAAGTAGGCATAAAATCAGATATTGTTGAATTTAATAATTCTTTTACTCAAAGATTAGGTGGAGATAAGACTACAAAAAATATATCTAAATTTGATATATCTTATAGTTTCAGCAACATATCTAATCACCAATTAAAATCTATGCTGCACTTTTTAGAAAATAAAGCTGGTTATAGGAGATTTGAACATCAAATACCATCAGTCTATGATAGACCAAAAGTTTATTATTGCCCTAATTGGACTCATACTTGGGTTTATAATAATACAAACAACTTAAGTGTAAACTTTGTCGAAGATCCATTAGGAGTAATCCCAACAGAAGTTTAAAATGTCAAGAGCTATAATACAGAGTCAAAAAGCAATAGTAGCGGTAAGCAATGATACTGGATCATTTAATGTTAATAATATTAATTTAAATTTAATTAATAATGTTCAAAATGCTAGTTTTTCTATCGCCTTCCCTCATGAAAAATCAAAGCAATTAGGATCTCAGCACTTTAGTATTGATAATACTTTTATACAGCCTGATGTAGAATTAACTTTATCCTATATACCAGAGCCTGAATTACAGAATGAAATAAATAGCAATTTCATAAGTGGAGGTAATTCTTATACTAATGAAGTTCAAGCCCTTGCTGGTTCATTACCTAATAATACTAATTTTTTAATTATAAATAGCCCTGATAATGGTAAAGACGCTTTAGATTCAGTTACAGTTGGGGGTTCAGCAGTAAATCTAACTAATTTTGAGGCTGCGGCTTTTGGAAACTGTTTCTTAACCTCTTACGGATTAACTTATGGCATAAATTCATTACCAATTGTTACTACTACTTATATAGCATCAAACGCAAAGTTTGAAAAATTAATTGGTACTACTATGTTATCGCCAGCTATAAATTTACTTCAGGGAAACAATAATAACGTCGGGCTTTTAAGTTTTGCTTTTGATAACGGAATTAAAGATCCAGAAGTTCCAACACCAAATGATCCTAATAGTTCTGTATCCTTTGAAAACTTACAAGTAGGAGGTCAAGCTATCTCTGGCAGCCATTTAGTTCAATCTGTTGACATGTCGGTAGCTTTACAAAGAGTTTCTAATTATGGTTTTGGCAGTGATTTTTCTTATGACAGAAAAGCTCAAATGCCAGCTGATGGATCGTTTTCTATTTCATCACTAGTATCAGGTTACGAAAACGGTAACATAACAGGTATATTAGAAACTGAACAAACTTATAGCTTTGATTTAGTACTTAGTTCAACAGGTTCTAAACAAATAAAATACTCAATATCTAATGCTAGACTGCAATCCTATAACTCTTCTTTACCAGTCAATGGCATAATGTCTTTTGATGCCGCATTTACTTTTCCTGTGAACGAAAGCGCAGGATTAACATTAAGTGGTACTGCTTATGCAAATGCTGGCGGTGCAGGTTCAGAAACAATAACCAGATTTCAATCAACACAAACTGCTGGCCCTAGTGCGGCACAATCTTTTGTTGTTCCATTTAGGAAAACTGCATTTTATGAGACTCATAAAGAATCTACAAGCAATAGATTTTATGGTGAATTTGATCGTGATCATAATGATGGCCTAAATCCAACTCAGACCAATTCTAGTAGACTAGGAAAAAGTGGAGGAAGTCGTAATTCTTCAATAACTTTAGGAGATGTAAGATTAAGTAATTCTGATTTTTCAGCAGGTGGCAGACACTTCGATGAAGTTGAATTTGGTGTAGACAGTACAAGCGATGTTACTTTCCGTGGATACTATGGAAACTTTACAATAAGTAGAGGCCAGTATTTCAGCGCAGTAATATTTCATTTTAGTAATATTACCGTAAAACAAGGAGCAACTATAAGCAGCGCTAAGTTAAAAGTTAACAAAAGCACACCAACTAGCGGAAGTGATCAAGGAGAAGCTGTAAAAATAGCTGCTATTTTTGGTGATGATTCAGATTTTACACGTATCCCTAATAAAAGAAGAACGGCAGTTACTTGGCATAACTTTTATGTTTTATCAGAAGATACACAATTAGAATCTCCTGACATTTCGTCTATTATACAAGAAATCGTAAATTTGGCAACTTGGCAAAGTGGGAATGACATAAGTCTATATATGTTCTATGAAGCTGGAGGTAGTCAAAGTAGTTATGATAATAATGCTAGCCTCCCAGCTAAAACTTTACTAAAAGTTAAATCAGGTTATGATTCTTCTGGAAATCTTACGACATCAGAAGCTCCAACACTTGAAATAACAGCAGATGGTGGTAGTGATTTTTCTGGAACTATTATAGAAGCTGCGGAAGGTAAACGGACGAGCAATAGCGTATTTATAAGTGTGGGAGGAGGCACAAAAACTTTTAACAATGATGGCACTTCTCCTTCAATTTTTTCTGTCTCTTCAGCCAATTTTGGTAGGGTTGCTGCTTTTTTTAGTCCTGCTGGTTATTATACTGGTGCTAGGATAACCTTTTCAGGATTTATTCTCAGATTTCCTAATATCCCGTTAGCTCAAGGAGCCACTGTTCCAACTACTCGTTTAAGCATTGTTTTAGCTAGAGATTTTGACAAAAGACCCATAAATCCTAGTGACGTTAATCTTGTTGATGGAACTAGAAATTTTAACCATTCTTCCAGTGATGATCTAAATCCAATCTTCGGATCAGATTCCCGTCACAATTACAGCCCTGGTAATCATGCATTAAATGGAGACGGAACTAACGATCTTGTTGGAGTTAGAGTAAGAGCTATAAAAGTAACTGACGTAGATTCGAGTTTCACTGGAATCGACGCTAGTCACCCAAGTGGCTTGACAGCCACTGGTGGTAATACGACTGACGCTTTTGTTGATATACCATTAGATAGCATATTCCCTCTTGATTTTGTAGGCAGTTTTAATGGAAAAGGCAAGAAAACTAGAGAGGGTGATAGGGTAGAAACTCCAGATATGAAAGCAATTTTACAAGAGATAGTAGATCAAGCGGGCTGGTCAGAAAATAACGCTATAGCTTTACTTTTTTATCTACCTCAAGTTCATTCAGACCAAGGCGTGGAAGGAACTACTACTCCAAGACAGGTCGTAACTAATTTCTTCCTTGGCTCGAATCTTACTTATAACCATCTTTCACATTACTCTAACATTGAAAGTAGCCCCACTCAATTTTCTGGCCGTGCCAGCAGTGATAGAAAAATTGTCGGAAAAACACCTAAATTATTAATAGGAGATTAAAATGGAATATTTAAAATTTAACAATTATAGTGAATTTGAACAATGGTTTAAAACAAAACGTTTTAGAAAAACTTGTAAAATTTCTCACTTTAATACAGCGCTTTTTACTGGTGGAATGGACGACCCTTTGTATTTACATATACTTGAAAAACCCATATATGATCTACCAGATGGTGAAATGGTGATACATTTAGATTTATTAACAGACGAAGAAAAACAAAATCTTACTAATTATGAGAGTACTAAAAGATAGTGAAGAAAGATGTTTAGTTTACTTAGATGAAGTAAACCAACATGTAATTAAAGAATTTAAAGGACATAAATCTCAAACGAGGTTCCAAAATGAAGTTGATATTTTAAAATTTTTAAATGAAAAAAATTGTGATTTTGTACCACAATTAATTGAATCAGATAAAAAATCTTTAAAAACTGTCACTACTTATACTGGTGAAACTTTAGAGGAAATAGATGAATTTAAACATGCAGATATTCATAACAGGTTAGAATCACTTGGGGTAACTCATAACGATTCTCCCGCCAATCCAGACTCTTTTCATCCAAACCTTTTAAGACATTTAAGACCTGTTTCAGTAGAAAAAGATGAACAAGGTAGATTTCATGTAACTTATAAATCAATAACAGAGCAGCTTCGAATAATTAAAAGACCTAAAAATTTAACAATTAAAGATGATAAGCTTTATATAATTGATTTTGAATTTGCTTATTTGCACAGTAAAGAGTATGACTCAAATTTCTTAAATTACACAAGTAAAACTTTTGTTTAATTAAGTGCAAGGCGTTTCTAATGTTAAAAACTATTAGATTTAATAAAATAGCTAAAAAACCCCCTAGCCCATTCGGGGAGGGGGTGTCTAAGAAATTAGTCTAGAATTAATCCTCAGACTTCTGCTTGGCCTTACCAATATTAAGGGCTGCCCAATCAATAATTGAGTAAACTTTAGCCCAAATTGATCCTTTTTTCGGAGTAGGTGTGGCGGCAGCTATTGCTGAAGCAAGAGCTATTGCAGCCGTC